ATCAAACGATGGAGACGGTGGCGGCCAACATTTACAACCGGGCGTTCAACTCAACCTACACCTATGGGGATGGCAAGGAACTCTGTGCCACGGATCATCCGACAGACGCGGGAAGCCAGGCCAATGAACTGGCCGTGGCCGCTGACCTGTCAGAGGCATCTTTGGAACAGGCTTGCATCGACATCATGAATACGAAGAACTACAAGGGTCTGCGTATCTCCATCATGCCGAAGTCCCTGATCGTTCCTCCGGCCCTGGCGTTTGAGGCCACTCGTATCCTGAAGTCCACGCTCCAGAATGACACCGCCAACAACGCGATTAACGCGGTGCGCACCATGGGCGTGATTCCGGACGGGGTGAAGGTCAATCATTACCTGACCGATGCCGACGCCTGGTTTATCCGTACCAACTGCCCGGACGGTATGAAGATGTTTACCCGGCGTGCCCCGGCCTTCGAGGTGGATAACGACTTTGACACGAGCAATGCCAAGTTCAAGGCGAGCGTTCGTTTCTCGGTCGGCAATACCGATTACCGTGGGGTCTTCGGTTCCCCCGGCGCGTAAATCAGTCAGGAGTCGAGTGACGACTTAATGGGTGGCGTGACGAACCACCCTCCTGTTTCCCCCTAACGCCAATCATTGGCGTCCTTCGGGACGTTAAGGAGAAATCATGTCTGCACCTACCCGTTTTTCAAATGGAGTGACCAACGTCGGTTCTTCCAACCCGCTCGGTCAATACGGTCTTCCGGACCCGACCAAGTGGCATACCTATTTCAACGATTTCGATGCGTATACCACGGCTGTCACCACCATGTGGACGGAAACGAAAATCGGCACCGGTACGGTAGCTTCCACTGCTTTAGACGGTGGTTGTCTGCTGATCACCAATTCCGCCGCCGATAACGACAGTATCAATATCCAGCGCGTGGCGGCTTCCTATCTTCTGTCCGCGAGTAAGCGCGCTATTTTCAAATCCCGCTTCAAGATTTCGGATGTTCTCCAGTCTGATCTGTTTGTCGGTCTGGCCGTGGTGGACACGATTCTTTTGAGCGCAACGGCTGGTGATGGTGTCACGGATGGCATTTTCTTCCAGAAGGATGATGGCGCGGCCACGCTGGATTTCTACTGCCAGAAGGACACGACCACGGGACAGAATTCGGCCACCAGTGTGGCGACACTGGTGAACGATACTTTTGTTTCGGTTGCCTGGTACTACGACGGTGCCGGGAATGTTTCCTATTACATCGACGATGTAAAGAAAGGCACGATTTCTGCCTCATCGACTTATCTGCCCGATGTCATTCTGACCGACAGCATTGCGTTTATGAACGGTGAAGCCGTCGCCAAGAACATGACGGTGGATTACATCTTTGCCGCGTTGGAACGCTAAATCAGATGATTACGACAGGAGAAATATATGGCAGATAATGTCGTTCTTCATCTTGAATCAACAATCGCCACTATTAATACAGGTGACGGTACTACAAAACCAGCACTTGAGAGACAGAAAGGAACAGCTGGTTCAGCTCATGTAAATGTTCAGGACATTGTTCTTATTTCCGGCGAGGACCAGACAAACAACGTAATTCGCATTGAAGGTCAATTCGAGTACGAGACGGTAGCCGCGTCACAAACCGCTCAAGTGCTTGGAGCTTCTGGAGCCGTTGGCGACTTACTCCACTCAATCATCATCACGGCATCGACCGGAACCATTACGGTACTCGACAACGCCACTACAGTAGCGGTTATCCCAGCCGCCGCTTTAGGTGTCTGGCTGTTTGATCTCGTATCCGTATCGGGTGCGTGGAAGATCACGACAGCCGCGTCTACGTCTTGCACCGCAACGGGACGGTTTAGCTAATGACGACTTACTACATAGACCCTGCTGGTGACGACTTTGCGGCTGGTAGTGATGTGGCGCCATTCGGGACAGTCGGTAGAATCAATCATCTGGCTCTTTCCGCTGGTGATACGGTTTCTTTTTCTGGTGGAACTGAAATAGAGCCAATCCGTGGAGAGATACGGACGCCCGTGGCTGGTTCCGCAGGAAGTCTCATAACGTATTCCGGTACTGGTGGCTGCGTGGTTTCCGGATCGTGGAACGTCACCGATGGAGAAATCTTCGAGTTCCAAGATGGTGCCGTTTCGGCCCGTACCAGTAGCAACTTATGGTTCACCAAATTCACAGCCGGGGTCATTGATACGTGGACGCGGGTTGGCATCACTGCCGGGATCACGGAGGAAACATCCGCACAGCTCCCGAGTACCCCGAAGTGTGTAAAGCTCGATAACGGTGGTGGACAGTGCTACCTGCGTCAGAGTTTTGTCATGGTCAGTACGCCGATGCGCATATCTGTGCTTCGCAAGAACGACGCCACGGGAACTATGCAGTTTGACCTACAGGACGCCGCCGCAACCCAGTACGCACAACTTACTGCTGGCGGTGTGTTCTCTGGGTGGGGCGCGCTGTCTCGTCCGGTATTGGCAAACACCACCGGTTGGGCTTATTGGACAACCGGCTGGATTTCGCGTGATTACGCCGCGTCAATCCCGTCACGCGTACAACTCCTATCTGCCTCCGGAATTACCTACATACAGCATTTGAAGATTGAGTACATGGCGACGTGGCAGGTCCACGACGCCGGCAACAAGGTTTACAAGTTGCAGCTTCCGATGACTGATGCTAAGGCCACGATCCTGCTGAAAAGCACGAAGACGGCGTGGGCGTTGATTGGGTTCGCTGTTGCCGAAGACCCGGATAGCTATGTCCTCACTGCTACCAGCCTAGCCAGTATTCAAGCCGGTGGCGATCCCGGCAAGGCGTGGTTTGACCACGCCAACAAAACGCTGTACTACCAGTGCGCTGCCAACGAGGCGCTATCCGATCTGCACCTTGAATTTATGGGCGGGCAGCAGAATGCCGTCTATGCCTCCGCGAATTACACGGAATTCTCCGGGCTAAAGTTGCGTGGCTCGTATAGCGCCGGGTTCCAATCGCTCGGGTGTATCGTCACAACCAGTGACCTTGATTCAAAATATAACCGTGGATATGGAATCTACGACGGTGTTGGAAGCACGGCTACGCACAATGACCCAGTGACTAATTACAACGGTCTTGCTATGACCGGTGTATACCCAGGGCCTCTATCGTCAAACGGGCAGTTAGCAACTGGGGCCGGTTGCGTTGTTGTGATTAATCGTGGAGAGGCTATCGGTAACGTAGACGACGGATTCCAGAACGACATCGGGGCAACTCTTACATTGAATCAATGCGTTGCACACAGCAACTTATCTGAGCAGGTGAGTATCTCCGAGGGGGATTTCACGGCCATAGGCTGTACCTTTGTTGAAGGACAAAAGGTTCTGTCATTTGGCGATTACACACTGAACGATCGACATACCTCTGGCACGGATGCTTCCTATACGCGCACCTTCATAGACAACATCATCGAAACCGTGAAGATCACAGCAGACGGTAATACAAATATCGTCGCCTCCTACAATGCTGTTCCTGCTGGGGTAATTCAAGATGCTGGTGCACAGACGTTCACAAACCAGACTGGATTAGTAACGGATTTTACGACATCGGCGTTCGTGGACTATGAAGCTGCCGACCTGAGATTAGGAAACGCCACTGTTTTACATCGAACAGGTGGTTACAACACGGGTAACAAGACAGACCATCGTGGCCGACGCAGGTTTGTTCCTCCAAGTATCGGCGCATACGAGCCGACAAGCGGTGACACGCCAGTAATTACCAGAACGGCAAGGACATAATGTAAAGCTACCTGAAAAAGGATATGCGATGCGCACACGCCAACCGCACTACAAACCCGGTGACCATCTGGCGATCTGTGATCGCTGTGGATTCACACTTTGGGCTTCCGAGATGAAAAAAACATGGGATGGTTTGCTTGTTTGCCCAGAGGACTGGGAACCGCGTCACCCGCAGGATTTTGTTCGCGGGAAAGACGACAAGCAATCTGTCACAGATCCGAGTCCATATCCTGAGACTGTGTTTATCACTACTCTGGTCACTGGAGATGATCTGTAATGGCTCTCTCCGGATCTGTTGATTTCACGGCAAATCGTGAACAGATGGTAACGGCTGCATTGCGGATTTGTAATGTAGCGGGAACTGGCCAAACACCATCCGCCGAAGACATGGCCGATGGCGTGCAAGCCTTGAACATGATGATCAAGGCGTGGCAGG